GCCAAAGGCATACGCTCAAACATCTTCATGCCGTTGGGAACATCGGTACACAGGTACCAGCCGTTCGGGTCGGTCAAGAAGTGGTTGACGGTGTAGCCTTCAGGGATCGCACCCATCTGCTTGATAGCGTTGATGTCGTTATCAGCAGTAGAGACACGCAGCTCGGTGTCAAGCAGACGCTTGGCAACGAACATCAGTGCCGGGGGGATCACCATCTTGCGAGGCTTGGCTGCGATCAGCAGACCGCGCTCATCGGTCCACGCAGCGATTTGAATCACAGCGTTTTCCAGAGCAGTCTCGTTCAGGTCAACACCCGTGGTCGGGCTGTTGTAGTTAACACCGCCGCCGACCAGGGGATGGCCAACACGGGTGCTAGAGCTATTGTTGCCAAACAAGGTGACGCCGTCACCACCCAGATACGAACCGTTGAAGCCGTTGTTGATGACGGCTGCCGCTTTGACCTGCTTGGTGTAGGCCATAGCGCGGGCCAGTGCTTTGGTGTAGCGAGCAGACAGGCTGTCGTACAGGTTGTCCTCAATCGCCTCTTCGGTGATTGAGAAGCCCAGAGCAATGGTCTCGTGGGTGTAACGGGCAGTGAACGCCTCTTGTGCGTTGTCATAAGCGATGGCAGAGCCCTCGTTTTTGACAGGCGCAGCAGAGAAGCCAGCCAGTTTGGTTTCTTCCTCAAAGCTACGCTCCGATTTCTCGATTTCGTAGATTTCTTTGTGCTCCTCGCCGTAACGGGCGTACTCCATGCCGAACAAAGCGTTCAGGCCCGGGAGCAACTCTTTGAGTAGTTGTGCGCGTGAAATAGCCATTTTGAGTTACTCCTTACAGACCAACAGCGTTGGTATAGGTGTGATAGCCGGGGTTGATCTTCACGTAGACATCGGTGTAAGCATCGCCCACAACCGAGAAGCCTTGAACGTTCGGGAACCCGACAACACGGAAAGCTGCGGTGGTGGTCACCGCCGACGAGCCTGCCACGACAGAAGCCGTAGAGTTGCCAGTCGTGGTGCTGCCGGTTGCCACAGCGCCAGTAGAGAAGAACAGGTTTGCACCCACAGCGGCTTGAGTCACCGAGCCAGCAGACTGGACTTGGAACACAACGTTGGGGTCGTCAACAACCGACGCCTGGATGACGCCAGTCGTACCCGTGGGGTAGTACTGCGAGAAAATCAACTGCCCTTGAGCGTTGTAGTACGAGCAGCCAACAAACACACCCACGATGCCGGTATTAGCGGTGCCGGTGGGAAAGCCGTTGGTCGTCGCATCAGCGCCAGTGGCGGTTGCCACAGCCAGATAGCCGCTGGCATTCACGTACACGGGCGAGCCGTTGTAAATGCTTGAGGCAGTACCTGCGGGGTCGATGAGATAAGTCCGGGTTGCGCCCGCATAGGGGGTGCCACCCAACTGATTGACGGGCCGTAGCCCGTACGGGGATGCTACTGATGCCATTTAAGGACTCCTTGTTACTTAGAACCAGAACCAAACCCGGCGCCGCGTGTCGTGGAGGATTTCTTCTCCGCAAACAAGGGCATACGCGGGTCGTTATTACGCAAAAAGTGGTTATCCACTGAGTCCATCTGCCCCTGAGCTTGACGGTTGTAGTACTCCTGGCGAGCACGGAAACGCTCGGTCGGCATTTTGCAAAGCATCAAGCCGCCAATTTCCACGTTGCCAGTTTTCTCATTACCCATAAGCATCAGTTCTGGATGGTCCGTTGCCTTTACCGGCTCCCAGCCCTCACGCATCTTTTGGGACACGTTGGTCGGGTTGGCCTGCCCCAAGATATGCGTACCAACCCAATGGTACGTCCATCCCGGCTCAGGTGTCGGATCAGGCAGGTTGCTCGGTGGCACATAAACTGCGCGAGCGGATTTGTCGCGTGACTTCAGGTCACGGGGGGTACGATCTTGAGATTCAACCATTTTGGGCCTCCAGTTTCAAAACTTCCTGTGCATACTTTTGCGGATCGAGGTTAAAGCGTTTGACCAACGCGGCTTGCGATGGCGTAAGCTCAACCTTTCTCTTGCCGGTCGAACGACTGGCTGGAGCCACAACAGATGCAGGTTTTTTAGCCGGTGCCGCTTGGGAACCTTGCGACCGTGGCTTATCGTCCTCCCCGAAAACTTCGGGAAACTTGGACTTCACGCGAGCGTCAATCTGCTCGAAATACTCATCAGTGCGGGGGTCTACCCCGTTGTTGACTAGCTTTTGATGCAGCCCTAGTGCGTAGCTGGTTACTTCTTCAAAGCCGTTCGCGCCAAACCACTGGTTTCTTGCCTGCCAGCGCAGTGTTTTCTCGTCGGCCCGCACCGGCTCTGGTTGCGGTTGGTGTCTTTGTACATCTTCTTGTTGCTCTTGTAAAGCGGGAGCGCGCATATTTTTTGCACTTTGCGATTCCCACTTTGCTTCAGCAAACGCTTCCTGGGCGGCAATTATGGCGTCAGTATCAAACGCTTCTTGCGCAGCCTTGAGTTCTCGGCGGGCTTTTTCCAGTTTGGCCTCGGCAGCCTGCTGGGCCATCGTCATATATTGCTCAGTGCCAGACTGAACATACTGTTTGAGGCGTTTATTCTCCTCAACCATTGCGTGGGCCAGACGTTCCAGCTCGGCTTTTTCCCGTGCCAGCGATTCTTTGGCCCGGCGCTCGTCGTGACGGGCATGAGTCAGCTCTTTCAGGCGCTTTTTGACACCTTCCGTGTAGGTATCTAGCTCGTCGTCGGTCGGATCAGCGACTTCCCGGTCCAACGGCTTGCGTCCCCGGTCACGTTCGGGGGTGTCATCGACGATTTCGATCTCAACATCGCTTTCAGCGGTCGTAATTTCGATTTCCGCATCCTGTTTGTCATTGTCGGCCTCGTCGGGGAACTTAAATTCTCCATTTGCCATGATTGCTCCTTATGCGCGGGTAATCCCACGGGGGTCTTGCACTACTGCGTCCACCTGATCATCGTTAATCAGACGGAATTCCTTGCCAAAAATCTTGAACCGGGTGCCCGAGTAGGTCCGAACCAAGATGAAGTCGCCCTTTTTACACCAAGCACCGTTAGGAAACTTGGCCTGATCCTTGTAGGCGTCGGGGCCGACATCCAAGACGAACAACACAGTGGTCGCGTGTTCTTCTTGTTTGAGTATGGACGTTGGTTTGACCAAGTCCAAGTCAGTGCCGTCGAGCTTTTCAGACACATCGGGCACGATACACAGCAGTTTCCAGCCAGTTGGCTTAGGCAGGCTGCTGGCTTTGTCTTCCGGCGCAGCGTCTTCCTTGGGCTTTTCTATGGGCTGGATTTTCGGCGGCAAACTAATGCCGGGCGGCAAGAGGATTTCACTCATTGGCTTTCTCTACTTTCAAAAAGCACCGCAGACTGTGCGGAGAACAGCCCGTCACCGGACGGGAACGCAACAACACCTTGCTCGGGGTATACCCTAGGATCAAAAATGTTGTTTTTTAGCACGTTTGACTTTTCTGCAAGGGGTTGCAGATTCCACCAAACATGGAGACCGCAGACCTCTTCAGACACCAACGGGACGATGTGGTCAACGTGATAGATAGCTGCCGTCGCTTCCTGCAAAAGCTGCGTGATGGCGTAAATTTGACGGATACGTGAGTGATGCGCAGCATCCACCCAAGAGGGTGTAGCCACTGTCTTGCGCTGCGCGCGCAGTGCTTGCTGTCTGCGCCACCGCCCTAAGTCATGTGTCTGCACTTTAGTTTGCAAGTACGACTCTCTACGCGCCTTTGTTTTTGCGCGTTTTCCCGCCAGATACGTTTCGCGTGTTTTGGCATACCAAAGCTTGTTTGCCTCGGCTTTTTGAGTTTTACGGCTTCGCTGGTATTCCAAGTCGCAGGCTTTGCAGCGGTTTACCAGACCGTCTTTTGCCCTAACGGACTTGTAAAAGTCCGTGGCGGGCTTGCTTACTTTGCAACAAGAGCAACACTTAGTCATCGGCTTTTTCTAGCTTTTCAGCTAAATCCAACAGGTGGCGCTCTGCAGTGGCAAGCCCCTGAATAACACCACAGAGTTTTTGATATTCGTCAAAAGAGCGACA